ACTCCAACCGTTCGCGGTGCGACCAACGCTGTTGTTGAGCGCGCAACCGGGCAGCACGATGCCAATTTGATCGTTGCTAGTGTTGTTGGCGTCGGTAAGTCCAATTTCCCAATATGTCTTGCTGCCAGCGGCAACCGGATTGCTTGTAGTGAGCGACGGTGAATTAAGACTGCTGGCGGTGTCGGTAGCGCGCAGACCATTGATAGAAAAATTGGAACCACTCCAACCATTCCCCGGCGCAACACTTGTATTCTGGCTTGACGCGATGTTCGTGGCCCATGTAGCAAGACCTGCCTGCGTCGTTAGCGTTTGCCGCTTGGCGGCGTAGAGTATGCCGACCAATGATTCCTTGAGCGCAATCGCCTGCGCCAATGACAGCGGTGGGGTATCGGCAGCGGCAACAGCAAACCACGCGTTCAAATAAGAAATGTACGGCGTTGGATCGGTGAAATCTTCCAGCGAGCCGGGACGGTCAAGATGCTGAATGCTGCCGAGTGGCCCGCTGGAATCATAGAACACGAAATAAATCGTCGGGTCGAGCGCTGACGTGTCGATTGGATACACCGCGTTTCCGACTGCCATGCGCTGATTTACGGCATCAATTAGAAATCTCACGTCGCGAAAACCTTGGTCGCCGATGGCGGAATATCCATGTGGCCAGCGGTGTCGAGCGTGCCGAACATTGACAATAGCTGGCCTTGCTTCGTGCCAAGATGCGTATTGCCTACCGTATTAACGGTCGGCGCGGTTATGGTCTGACTCTGCCCGGCGTCATTGGTGATCTGCTGCTTCGCTTGTTCAGCAATGTTGTTTTGCGCGTTGATGCTGTGATTGCCCTGCGCATCCATCGTCACTGTCACGCGTTTGGTTTGCGTCTGTGACGGCTGTTGCGCCGTCTGCGTCGTCGGCGGTTGCTGCGGCGTATCTTCAGGTGCTGAAATCGTGTTCTGCGCTGGCTGATCCTGCACTGGTGGAATACCAGAATCAAAAGTTAAGCGACCGTCATCGTGGAAAAAAATTTGATGACCACCTTTCCCGTTTTGCGGGTTTGTATAAAAGCACATCTCACCAGATTTTACTTCGGGTGGTTTATCGACGTCGGAATGCAATCGCTGCACAATAGTGCCGCATTCCATGTGCTCGCGAAACCGCACTACGACTTGATCGCCGGTCTTCTCGCCGTCACCGGGTTGCAGCCCGATAGCAATGCCGTAGCCATGTCCGCTGTGCCCGGTTTCGATAGGTAGCCAGCCGGATGTTTGCCCGCTGGGCATGTATCGCACCTTAGCGCGATAGGTCTTCGGATCGTAGCTTGTCACCAGCGCGTGGCGCTCGTGGTAGCGAGTATCTAGCTGGCGCTGAACAATGCGCGCGATGTACATTTCCAGCTTGTCCGAATAAACCATTGTCAACCTCCTTCGCGGCCTTGACCTTTGGTTTTCGCATTGATCGTCGTGGTGTAACCGTTATAGCCGAAATTATGGACAACTGAATCAATCGGGTAGGATTGATCGAGCGCGCTGCCGGTGCCGGTTAGCTGCACCTTGCCGTCCACCTTGACGCTCGGATCGCCGACCACCGTCGCGCTGATTTCCCATTCATGGCTGGCATCCCGTTCGGCATCAGCCAAAGCCTTTTGCTGCGCCTGATCCATTTCCAGATTGTCTGGATCGCTGTAAAGCTGTCGGGTTTCGCCAGTGCCGGGAATCGTGTAGGTGCCAGTATTGGTTTGCTTTTTATCCGGCTTCCAGCTTGGTATCTTTGCCGACTGCGTGCCGCTGGCATCGAGATTGTGGATCACTGACAAGTTAAGGCAATCCGACACCATCGGCTGTTGCGGCGTCGGCTTTCTCCACATCACCGAATAAGTGCTGCCGGTGCCCGGTTCTTTGTAGTTGACCGTGCCGTTCTCGTCCGCGTAAACGCGCTTGCCGTCCATCTCTGCCAGCTTGTGAATCGCGTGCAAATAAGTGACATTGTCGGTCAGTTTGACAAACTCTTTGCCGATCTTTCTGCCTGCCATCACCTTCGATGGCGTGGACGAAAATGATAACCCGAGCCGTCCCACCAAATCCTGCGCAATCTCATGGCCTTTCTTGTTTGTCCACGTATCAGTTGTGCGTTGCGATTCCATTGCAGTGAACGGATCGTGGCAATAGATTTGAATCCACGTGTTGGTCAGATTGAACGTGATCGATTTGACGAAGAAGCCTTGCGGATTCAACGTCCATTCGCTGCCGTGCGTCAAAACAATTGCCTTGCACTTGACCGTATTGTAGCCAGTCAATCCCACGATCTGATTGAAGTACGGGGTCAACGGAATCTTGGCGTTTATCTCGTTGATAGAATTGAGCGAGTTAAACGAGCACAAACCACTAACGACCTGAAAACGGCTGCCATTGATTTCAACCCAGCCATTGTGCGGCGCGACGCCACTCGTGATTGCCATCTCATTGACCAAGGATTCCGGTTGGCGGGATCGGTCCGGCTGGCAGCACGGGCGGAATCAAAAGATCAATCGGCGCGAATATCCACGGGTCGAGCAACCCGTTAAGCCGCGCCACCGCCACCCATTGCAGCGGATCATTCCATTGCAGCATCGCGACATGAAACAGCGTCGTATAGTTCTGGCGACTGATCGAAGCCGGAATAGTGGCCGCAATATAGCCGCCCACTGGTGCCGCCATTGCGCTAACCCAACTGGTTCAGGTTCGACGCCATGCGACCAGCCAAACCGCGCAGCAGCACGATATTGGCTTCATCGGTAGCGCTCTGATTTAGCCCCTGCACCGCCACCGTGATGATCGCCGGATCATCACCGGGCGTCCAAACATAGGTATCAAGCTGCCCCACCAGCGTGCCTTGCGCCTGCTCGCAGTCGCTCACCAACTGATCGGCATTAAGCTGCAACGCCGTCACCGTCGCCTGCGATGCCGACGTCAGCGGGATCGCGGCATTGATCTGCGCCTGAATATCGGTGAACTCGGTGATGATAGTTTGCGGGATTGCCATTTATAGAACGCCTGACGGTGGTGCGCCGAAAGTGCCGCCTTCGGTGCCGGGTAAAGTCCCTGACGGTGGTGCACCCCACAAATTGGTGCTGCCCGCTATGCTGCTGCCAAGCGCGGCATCGGCGCTGGCACTGGCATCGATGCCGCTGCTGCTGGCGGATGTTCCGCTGCTTGGTGCACTCTGCTGAACCGTGCAACTGATGCTGTACTCGATCCACATCGGAAAGCGGCGCACCGAATAGATAAAATCAGCAATCACGACCTGTCGGCTTTGACCGCAGAACGTCAGTGGGAGAACCGTTCCAGCCCGCCGCATTGCATCAAGCTGCACGCACTTGTCGATTGCTCCGTTCTCGAAAAAGAAGCCGCGCCAAGAAATATCCATGTCGTCCCGGCCGAGCGTGTCGATGACACGTGCGCCGCCGGGCAACTTGTGAATCACCATCGCCTGATGACCGCCGACCGGCAAGATTTCCGGTGGCGAGAAACCAGTGAAGGTGAAACCGCCGAGTCTTAAGACATCGATTGTGTCAGGCATCAGGGTGAATGCGTTGCGGTACTACCGGGCCAGCCAGAACTACCATTCGCCAGCGCCGCCCCGACCGGGAATTGCATTGACTGCATGGCAATCGTCAGCACCTGACTGGTCAGCGTTTGACCGTCGAGATTGAGCGTCACGCCGAGATTAAGGTCTGACTTCTGCCCCGGCGGCGGTGTTCCCGGTTGCCATTGTCCCGGCCCAAACCATGATGGCAGCGAGCCGGGGGACGGCGAAACCAGACTGCCGGTTCTGATTTGCTGCGGCATCAAATCGCCGAAGCCCATCATGTTCCCGCTAGCCTGTCCGAATCTTAATAGGCCACCCAACGGCCCCGGAACCGCCCAAGGCTCCGTTATTCCCGACCAGCGATTTGCGAAAGTACCCGGCCCTTGTTCGGCTTCGGTCTTCAGGCCAAAGATTCGTCTAATCCAGTTCTGCACAGAATCGGCAATGCTATGCAGTGTAAGCCCCACAGTCTTCCAGTCCGTTCCTGCAAGCAATGCAATGCCGCCGACAATAGCGGCGCACGCAAGTCCGAACGGGCTAAGCATGCCGCCAAGAAACATCGACAACACCGTCCCTGTGCCCAGCACAACTAACGATGCCGCCAACAAACCAATCCCTGTCGCTATTTTGTTGATCGTTTCCGGCGGTGTTTTCGCAATCCAGTCGTTAATGCTGACGATGAAATCACGTATACTGTCGAGCCAAGCCTTAAATCGATCTTCGGTCTTGCCAGCAATGGTAGTCATCAGGCGTTCCCACGCCTTTCCTATTTCGTCCATCTTGGCAACAGTCGTAGCATCCCAAATTTGAGTGCCTTTCTGCGTACCGACCGCAGCGCCAAGGCGTTCATGGATTCCCACAAATGGGCTGCGTGCTCCCATTGCCGCTTCGCCCGATGTCATGAACTGTTCTACGAGATTGCGGGTTCCCGGCGTCTTGATTATCTCACCCAGCATCTGATGAATGAATTGCTGATTCGCTTCAGGCGAAGAGCGCAACAGCCCTTGCTGTTGCAGCTTTAGGTACAGACGTTGACTAACGGCATAAGGGTCTTCGGCAAATTGCGCCGCCAGTTCACCGCTGAGTGTCCCGCCAAAGTATTTCTGGAATGCCGCTTGGTCGATGCCGCCAGCACGACCACGGGCGGTGCCGCGAAAGTTTTCGGCAGAAAGCGCTTGACCTTCCAACGCTGCTAATGCGCCAGCCGCACCCATCCGGCCCGCCGCTGGCCCACCTAACAGCAGCGCCGGGATGATGAAGTTTTCCATTTCCGCAGACATCCGGCCGGTGCGGCCGATGGCTCGCGCATACATTTCCGGCGTAACCTGACCACCGGTCGCCTGCGTCAGCCTGACCATGCGTTCGCGGAACGCATCGAGTTGGCGTTCGCGACCGGGTGCTGTGTAGCCGCGCACCTGCGCCGCTTCCAAGATGCCCTTCATGCCGCCGGGATCGTTCAAATGCTGCAACACTTCGTCGGTCATCGTCCATTGCAGCAGTTGATCTTCGGCGCGGTCGCCAAGGAACGGACGAAGCAGGTTCAGCCGTTGAATGTTTTCTGTTTCCGTAGTGCCGCGCCGGACGTTGGCAACCCCACGGGCGGCTTCCAGAGCGCGAGCGGTATTCGCGCCAGCCATCTGCAGCCTTGCCAAGCTAGCGCCCAATTCATTGGCCGCCTGCGCCATCTTGGTCATGCCAAGAATGATGCCGACACCGGCACCGGCCAGCAGTGCGCCCGATAAAGTAGTAAATCCGTGCTTTGCCGCTTCAACCTGCTCGATCAGCTTTTTCAGGCTTTCGGTAATATCGCGAATCCCCGACGATGCCTTGTCGTCAAGGTTGAACTCCATGCCTATGGCATAGACGTCGGGCATTTAGCGCAGACCCAAATCTTTCAGCATCAGACCGTGAATGTCCGCGCCGGTCTTTTCGACAACTTCATGCTCCTTTCTCATGGCCGCGCCCATCAGAAACGAGCGCGCCGGAATGGTCACGGTGCCAAGTTCGTGGAATACTGCTTTTGGATCGTTCGACCCGACCGAAGCGGTCAAGCGATTGCGATCAACATAGTGTTCAATGGAGTCGCGCATCTCGCCGGTTTCGTACAGCGGCGTGTCAGCGCCTTTGCGCGCGATAGTTTCCGGCTGCAGCGACGGCCAGCCGTACTCATAAGTGCCGATCACGCGCTTGGCTTCGTCTTCAACGATCTGCGCCGCCTTCTCCAACTCGTCAGCGCATTTTTCATGGATGCTGGCGATGTCGCGGGTGTTTGCAGTGTAAGCACCCGGATCGTTCGCCCATGACATGAACACGGCGAGCGCTTCGTCTGGCGTGTGCTGTCCGGGTGGCAAAGGCATTTTATTTCTCATTCAGTGGTGCCGGTACGGTCACGGGTACGTCACCGGGATTGTCGGCCGTGTGCGGCTTGATGGTAACGGTGTCGCTCTTTGGCGGCGGATCGGATGGCGTAGTAGTTACCTTGCCGATTGTCACTGTCGGCCCCTTCACGTGCGCTACTGACGGCGGTGCCGTTTTATGTGCCGCGATTGCGCTGGCCCGTACATCACGGATGTTGCGGGCAATGCTCAAGCCTTCATCCCATTCCTTGTGGCCGGGATTGACTTCGCCGTGACCGAACACCGGAGTGTTGGGATAGTTCTTTTGTATCCAGTCGGTGACGGCCCTGATCTGCGCCGCCGTGACATGCTTGTCGTCACTGGCCCCGACCTCGATGCCGATGATATTTTTGTTGCTCAGAAACTCTTTGCCAGTAATTGGTGTCCGCCGGTAGCGGGCTTCCGGCATGATATTGGCCGCGCCCGGACCGCCCATACGCACGATCCGACCATCCGGTGTCGCCATGTATTCGACACCAAGACCACGACCGCGAAGTGCATTAGCCAACTGTTCGGGCGTCTTTGCGCCGCCGGTATGGTGGATGATGATCGCTGCTGGCGCGCCGGTCGCCGATTGCATCGCGCCCGGTGCCGTAGGCGCACGGGGCTGGACATCGGTAGTAGCGCTTGGCCACAGTCCCGCGCCGCGTTCCTCGAAAGTGGCGCGCGGCTGCATCGCCCGGAAGCGATTCTCGAAACTGGTATCAGCATCGCTTGGCCGAAACGGCGGTACGTCGCCGCCGCCTAAAACACCAGATGGTGGTGCGCCAAACAGATGCGGCCATGACTTATTGTCACTTGACCCAGCGCCAGCGCTAGGCGGCGTTGCCGCATTGCGCGCCGCTATGCCTGAAGCCGTTCCCCAGTGCTTTAAGATTTCATGCGGTCGTCGGAACGGGCCGAAGAAAGCCGCCGCGCCGCGCCAACCGCTGTAGGAGCCGGGACCGCCGCCCGGTTCAGCGATGACGCCGCTGGCCTTGATATAGCGTTCCCATTGCCGCGCCATAGCTTCGATCTGCGCGTTGTGACCGGAGCCGGTAACGCCATAGCGGCGCAAATCCGAATCCGAAAACTGGAACATGCCACCACGCGCGCGGCCAAGATCGGACTCCTGCATGCCCAAGGCGACTGCCAACCTTGCCCATTCGTCCGGCGTGCCTTTGGTGATGCCCCACTTTGCGCCATCGCGCGGCACATAGCCGCTCAGCGATGAATGCTCGAAGCGGTCGCGTATCTTCTTGTAAGTATCGTCAGCGTTCTTCGGTGCCGGTCCCTCGACGCCTTCACTCGGTCCCCTCGATTCCTTCTCTGGCGGTAGTCCGTGCCGCTTTCTTACATCTTCCCTAAGCAGCTTCTTCTCGCGCGAGAATTGCGGCTCGACCTTGCTGTCTTCGTCATCGCCGCCGCGCGTTCTACCGCGACGTCCGGCACCGCGCGGGATATGAATCGGCGGCCCAGCCCCGCGCTGGCCCGGAGTCATGAAATCGTCCGGCGCTTCGGCACCAACTTCCATGTTCGGCAAGACCGGCTGCAGCGTCGGGTCTTGCTCAAGCATAGCAAGGTCGATGGTGCCGACCGGCTGATTATCGAGTGTGATGATGCCGATCTTCATCTGCGCCCGTCATCAAACGGTTCGATCCACTGCATCATGTCCCAATCGAACTCTTTGCCGCCGTTTTCGTATTGCGCGAACACGACGCCGTAGCCGAGCAGTTCCCAGTCTTCCATCGCATGAGCAACGTCAAAGGGGACGCCACACTTCACGACCCAGCAGATAAGTCGGAAGTGCGCGTCCCCTGTGAGTTTTTTGCTGCTTCCCGGCGCGCCGCGTCGGCGATATGCGATTCGCCTAGCCGAGTGGCCGCTGCAACGATGGCTTCGAGTCCTTCAGCGTCTAGCTGATCGTAGATCGAATCCAACTCGTTCCGATTGCGCGGGAACGGCATCGGATTGCCGTCGATTTCGCACACCGACGCCGCCATCATCAGCGGCATCCGGTGTGACAATCGTCCGGCCGGTTTGGATTCGTCTTCAAGACTCGGCAATATGTCGTAGCCGCCTAGGTCTGGCGTCATGCCGACAATCTTCGATTGCTCCGATGGTCGTAACCGTCGAACGCCGATAACTCTCCCACGCGAATCGGCTTCGCGCTCGATGTGACGATAGCGATTTAGAATTTCATCACTAGCCGTGACTGATCGCGGCTGTGGCCCACCATTGTATGGCGCGCCTTGCTCATAGTCCGCCAACTCCCTCTCCGATTTGGCTCTGGTTTAGTTTCAGCTTAATTGAATCTTCTTGCTCGCCATGCCTTCCATCCGCTGCGACACCACACGCTCGCGAGCGATGTCACCGACATCAGTCATGAAGACCACGAAGTTCTGATATTGGTAGCGACTGAGCGAACCGTCCGGGTTGGTGATGGTTTCGTTCAAGTAGCCCGGCGACATGACCTGACCGTTGTTGAAGTTCGTTTCGTTCAACACCATCAGGTCTTCAAGCTGCGCCCCAGTTCGGGTGATCGTGAAATCGACCCGGTAGCCGTCAGGGATGTAGCCAAAGCGCGGCGGCTGGTTGTACGGCCGCGACGCAATGTCATGTTTTTGCGCGGTGATGCGGACGTTTTGTACGTCGCCGAGCGACTGGATTAGGCCCTGATTTGCATCGTAATAGAGCACTTGGTAGTCGCGGCCAACGTTCATGCCGTTGACGGGCAAAGGAGCCTCCTAGATTGTCAGTGGTTACGGATTAGATCGAGCGCTTACGGCCCGCCGAGAACGTTCGGACTCAGCGTTGAAGCGAACTGCGACGGTGCGGGTGCTTGATTCTGTACGGTAACGGTGACATTGCCGCCGCCGAGAAATTTAATCACGAAATAGCGCACGACGTTCAGGTAGCGGACCTGCCAGTACAGGAACAAATAACCGAGCGCTTGGAACGCTGGCGGATTGTTCAGCAGATCGCA